ATGAACATAGGGACTGTGACGATTCATGTAGATGGGTCAAAGTCGCCAGAGGAGACGGGTAAGGCGGTGGTGGGGGAACTTCTTAAACTGAAAAAGCGTAAGGAGGGTAAGGCAATATGACAGCCATGCTGAAATCCCCGATGACCCTTCAAAAGGGGGAAGCGGGATTAGGGATACGCCCATTTGTGTTTGACATCATTGCACCTGATGGTGTGACTTCATTACTGCCTGACAACTTAAAAATGGTTCTTCATGTGAACCCTAAGGGGTTAGACTTCTCTTATTCAAAGATCGTGACAAGAGATCAGACCATGATGGGTTGGGTAGAGACTTATTTTGGGGACGCTGTGTTAACGATAAATTTTGAAAATGTGTCGGGTGCTTTTATCCGACCATTTACGGGTTTGTCGGCAATAACGGGAGCTGTGGGAGTAGGGGGGCAAAGTTATGGCACGAACATAGGCGGGACACGCAGAGATACAATCACCTATGACAAGTACTTGGACGCTCTAGCGTTATTTCATAACAACGGCTCCATTTACGATGATTTAGGGAATGTAGCCCTACAAGGGCGGATAAAGGTGACTTTTGATGGAGGCACTTGGTGGGGTTGGTTTCAAAGTTTCAGCGTAACGGATAGTGCGGAGAGTCCCTATCAGTTTTCTATGTCTCTAGCGATGCAGGTGGAACGCGAAACCCACGGTATCCGTACTCAAAATGGATACTCTCCGACAGGGGGTTGATTGTATGAAAGCCACCACATCCACAGCCCCATATGTAGACCTATACACGACCGATGAGTTTATCCTATTCCCCGAGGATAACTTGGGGACTATTCCCCTTGATCCTGTTAATCAGCAACACCTTAGGTCTTTCTCTCCATTTGTGTTGTCGATAAATCCGCCTCAGATGGGAAACTACACCACCAATGCAGGGAGACCCTTTAGGTCTCCCTTAGGGATTTCGGATAGTCAAAGGTATTCAATAGACACGAAGCGAGCGAGATTGATTTCACCTAATATCTCGACAAGGGCAAGTACTCCAATATCGAGTGGTGGGGTTGAACCAAGTGTTCCGTATCTGCAAGCGGGTGTAGTGGATAGAGATGTAGTGATTGACGCTGTTCTTCAGCATCAACAACTAAGACAACTCCCACCAATCATCTTTTTGATCAATCCGACATCTTTTGCGGTGAACTATACGGACATACAAAACTACGGAGATCAGACTAAATATGGGTTTATTTTCTACAGATGGGGCGAAGATTTAACAAAGATTTCTGTCTCGTGTCGGCTAGGTGCTTTTATAGCGGGCAGGGAGAACCCTAATGAGGGATTAAATGCAGAAGGACAAATGAAGGGCATCTCAGGGCTTCAGTTTGTCTCTCGCAGAGACTCGGCTGGATGGAGACAACTTATGTCTATTTTTGCCATCTATCGTAATAGCGTGACTATTGCGGATAGACTTGGAAGAAGCCGTGCTTACCACGACATTGGAACACAATCTATCCATTATGATGGGCAAAGATATGTGGGGAGAATGGATAGTTTTACATTTGGGATAACGGAGGATAATCAGTTGGGGGGTGTGGAGTTTAGTTTTGATTTTGTGGTGTATGAACACCATCAAGACAGCTTTGAGATGAAATCATCTCTTAGTCCGATGTATCCGCCAAGTGCGACTTGGTTGGGGGGACTGACATGAAGATCGAAAATAGACCCTACGCAGGCAATTGGACATCGGACATAAAAAACAAGTACCGAAGGGTACGAAGTTGGACACCCGATGCAATAGTTCAGTTCAACGGAGATACCTCCGTTCCGGGCTGTAATGAGTGCAAGAACAAGATAGACTTCCAAGCATTTATTACATCTGTGTCAGTTGGAGCTGGCGTTACGCCCAACTCGAATAGCTGTTCCATCAATGCCATTATTCCTAGAGCATATGGAGACAGCGTATTTAAAGATGGCGAGTTTATCCTAATACCCGGAGTCGAAGTTAATGTGTACTTCCGTGGGTTCTTCAAAACGGATGAACTATTAGGTGCAGGGGATACTATCCGTCTCAATGAAGAAGATGTGGATTTATCCAAAGTAGAGATGCGTCCTTATTATCCCGTTTTTCATGGAGTATTAAGCGGTGTTGATGTTGATCAAACCCTTCAAGGGTCTTACTCCATAAGCATGACTTGCAAGGCACTTTTAGCCTTTTGGGAAAACCAACAGGTCAACACAAACGCAGGTTATTTTGCCGCTCAACCCACAGAGTCAAAGGGAAGCATTCAACTAACGGGGCATAAATACACCGATATGACCCCCCATCAAATCATCTATGACCTTTATCTAGACTCAGGAGGTTCAGCACAAGGTACAGGCTTCGCTCTACAGAAAACGGATAACATGAGGGCAAAGTCCGTAACAGGACAGCAGTTTTATTCTCTTGCCCTTAGATATTGGGAAAACCGCTTTGAAAATGGATTGTATGGGCTGAGGATGTATGGCGTATCAGGCAGACTTTATTCAGCTACTGAAACAGCCCTTTTATCCGATGTCTCAATCAAAGGTAAAAAGAACGAGTTTGTATCCGTAATCAAAGAAGCCTTACAACCTCACGCTTCTAAGAAGCCCAGCCCCCTGCTTAAACGCTTCATGGAAGCAGGTTTGGTTCAGTATGACTCCAAAGATGGGAAACTTCTTCGCTTACCTGATCTTCAGTTTCTAACTCAGGCATCTGAGGATGATCGAGGAGGCGGCGTAAATGTACGAGCACTTAAAGAGTTTATTACGGATATCGGAGCCTTGGGTCAAGTGAGTATGTTTGAGTCTAGCTTTACGAGCAAGCTCTCTCTTGCAGGAGATGTCGCTCAAAAGTGCGGTTATGAGTTCTTCCAAGACCTCGATGGGGATTTGGTCTTTAAACCACCCATGTATAACCTAGATACTTCAGATAATCGCGTCTATCGAATCCAAAGGGAAGATATTTTATCCATTTCGTTCGGAGTGACAGAGCCTGAAGCGACCTATGTTATCTGTAAAGGTGGACCCTTTAGAAATATATCGGGTGTGATCGACTCAGGCGAATGGGGAGTAAAAGGAACCTATGTCGATTACCATCTAGTGGCGAAGTTTGGGTGGAAAGAACACTCCTTTGACACGAGCTTCTACAACACTAAAAGACAAGCCTATTATGCCGCAGTTGTTGAATTAGACCGCATCAATAAAGGCATGAATACCTGCAACATCTCCATACCACTAAGACCTGAAATTAAACCAGGTTATCCAATATATATCGAACACATAGATTGTTTCTATTATGTCGAATCCGTAAGCCATAGCTTCTCTTATGGAAGTTCAGCCACAACAGGACTCACTCTCACTTGTAGACGAAAGAAGTTTATCCCTCCCGGAGATGCTGATGTTGATTATGCCAATGATCCCGCCCGTGCCGTTGACCTCGGAAGAACAGACCTCCCCAAGAAATACCTATACAAAAAGGTTAAACTATCCAATGATCTAGGCGACTCTTATGAAACCCGTAAAATAGCGGGATTTCCTAATGTCGTTATGGCTCTTGACCCTACGAAGATTGACCCAGGTTTTTTGACCTTTTCCATAGACTTTCAAGCCATAGGCGGTCTTGGAACTGCACAAAGAACTGCCTACAGAAACAACCTGATTATTGAAGCCAAACGCCTCAAAATCCTAGAAGTAGCTGCCAGCGGAGACCTGTTCAATGGACCTTGGGTTTTGAACCTACCCAACACAAATAATCCAAGCGGAGAACCCATAAGAGGTAACTTGTCGTTGGAGGGTGAAGGGTCACAAACAATAACCCGAAATAAAAAAGGTGTGGTGGTCACTCGTAGAGATGGCTCTGCCGTTACACGCAGAACTTCCAAAAAAGATGGAGTCATCATCAAAGGAGAATCCGAGCTAGAAATAGCCGCAGTAAAAAGACAACAAGCCAGCCTCAAAGCTGCTCAACTCGCTGCACAAGGTCAAAGAGGCAAAGCACAATCCATTAAAGACCGCGAACAGGCACAACTAGAGTTTGAGAGCACTATCCAATCCCTGAGGGGGAATGCGGAGAGTGGGTTTACAATAGTGGATTTGCTCACCGCAGTTAAGGAAGCACGATACTCAACCAAAGAGAACTCGGCAATAGAGGCAGGAAGCACGGCTAATATCCTCAGACTTCTTCAAAATAAGAAAGCATCTTTTGGACCTCAGCTACCTGGATATTACCGCTACTTCTCTTCTTCTCACCCTGCCCCCGAACACCAAGCCCCCGACTTAATGGATGCTGAAGTGACCGAAGATGCGGAACAGGCTAGGCTTACTCTGAAAGAAGGTCGGATAGATGACACCGATGTAAATATGGTCTTTAGCGAAGGTGGAGGAGATTCGATTTATTACTCCGAAGGTCTGATTAAAAAAGGACTTCTTACCCGCACTCAGTATTCCAACGACTTTGAAATCGTCCCCACAAAAGATATCCTCACGCTCTCTTTTCAAAAGCATGGGACTCTTGAGAAACGCAAGGTCACCACCACATCACCTAAGGCATCAGGGTGGGGAGTAAGGGGTCAGACCTTTTGGACGGGCTTCTTTAATAATATCCGAAGTTTCCTCACTAAAGAAATCCAAAAGGGAACACAGAACGCTCGCGTCCTAGCTGACTCGTTGTTTTCGGATAACTTCGCAGGGGCTTTCTTCAATTCTGTCCTGCCCAACAAGATGTTCCCC